ATCTACCCCGCACACACACACGGCAATGCGGAGGCAAGCCTCCTCCTCTCAACGGCAACAACGCTTCGATAAACCCCTTGTTATCCAAACCCACCCCACCCCCTTGCTGTTTTATAATATATATATATATCCTCCCCACTCACCGGAGGGTAAAAATACCATTCATAAGGAAGTTCTAATATGCCTCAAAACAAGAAAGGAGATGCGATTAAACGCGCTACAGCACCTTTAGTAATTAAAGACCCCTTATTGGCGGCAGGCTTGCCAACAATGAAAACACTAAAACGATCAAAAACCGTATTAAGAAACCCAGAGCGTGTAGGAGTTAGAAAGTACGATAGGTAGTACCCTACTACCACTCTACAAGAGAACGTCCAATACAGGCCATTACAGAGCGTCTGAGAGCATATTATGACAGACAAGCAGGATAAGTTCATAGAAGAGTATGTCCGTACTGGTAATGCTACCCAGAGTGCCATCTATGCAGGATACTCTGAAAAGAGTGCCAAGGTACAGGGACATCAGTTAAAGACAAGACTCAGGAATGAAATTGAGGATGCCACTTATAAAGCCTTACAGGATAAAATCCCACAGGCATTGACTTGGGTAACTGAGTTAGCAGAGAAGGCAGAGAGTGAATCTGTCAGATTGGGGGCTATTAAAGATATCTTAGATAGAGCCGGTATGAAACCAGTGGAGAAGATAGAAACCACTAACATTGATTCCATGTCAGACGAGGAAATACAAAGGCAAATAGATGCCCTCACAAAACACTGAATTGCTACAACTCCTGCAAGAGCAGAAGCAGAGACAGCGATTTAACAAAATAAACTATTACGATCCCTATCCGTACCAGTTAGACTTCCACGAAACAGGCAACGATAACTCCCAGCGCCTTCTGATGGCCGCTAACCGTATCGGTAAATCCTACTGTGGGGCGGCTGAAATGGCATATCACCTCACAGGATTGTACCCTGACTGGTGGAGAGGAAGAAGGTACGACCAACCGATTACAGCGTGGGCGGGGGGTGTATCAAACGAAACTACCAGAGATATCGTACAAGCAGAACTATTGGGTTCCCCCGACGATCCTGAAGCCTTTGGCTCCGGCTCCATTCCACAGAAGTACATAATAAAAACAGAACGTAAGCCCGGAGTACCAAACGCCAAGTCCGTAGCCCTCATACGGCACATTACAGGTGGGAACTCGTCTTTACACTTTAAAGCCTATGAAATGGGGGTGGATAAGTGGCAGGGGCGATCAGTAGATTGTGTATGGCTAGACGAGGAACCATCCAGAGAACTCTACTCACAGGCTGTCACGCGCACCCTAGACAGGAGAGGGATGGTCTATATGACCTTTACTCCAGAACAAGGCATGACTGAAACGGTTGCCAGTTTTATGAACCGTATCCAACCGGGACAATCCCTGTCAAACGCCACATGGGATGATGCCAGTGAAAGTATAACGTCTATGAAAGGGGAAAAGGGACACCTTTCAGAGTCTGTTATGCAACAGATTCTTAGCGCATACTCCCCGCATGAAAGGGAAATGAGAAGGTACGGCAGACCTTCTATCGGTTCCGGCCTAATATTCCCTGTCAGCGAAGAAAACTTAATGATTGATCCTATATCAATCGAAGACCATTGGCCTAGAATTGCGGCTATTGACTTTGGTTGGGATCACCCTACAGCAGTTGTATGGTGCGCTGTAGATAATGAAACCGATACCTTTTATGTCTATGACTGTTATAGAGCATCGAAGGCTAGTCCGGCTGTTCACGCTGAAATGATTAAGCAAAGGCCGCGCTTCATCCCTATTGCCTACCCACATGACGGAAACCGCAGGGATAGTATGGGGAATCCGGGTCTAGCCGACCAGTATAGAGGTCATGGGTGTAATTTCCTTCTAGAACATTTTACAAACCCACCCGCATTAGGTCAGACAAAAGGCTCTAACTCTATTGAAGAAGGCTTAATGGCTATGATACAGTATATGGAGGACGGCAGATTCAAGGTATTTAACACCTTGGGCGACTGGTTTGAAGAGTTTAGAATGTACCACAGAAAACAGGGAAAGGTGGTAGCCATAAGGGATGACCTTATGAGTGCCACCCGATACGCATTTCAATCACAAAGACACGCCATATCTGGCTCTGATCCAGAATGGACTAATGAAATAACTTACAGGGATTACGGAATTGTCTGATACAGAACGAGAATTACTATCAAGAATCCACTCCGAAATAACCGATTCTTTGGGTTATGACGGTGAAATCTCTGACCAGAGGGAAGAGGCTATTAAGTATTACTACGCCCTTCCTTTTGGCAATGAAGTGGATGGTCGTAGCCAATACGTTGATTCTACGGTACAAGATACAATCGAATGGATTAAACCTTCTTTGATGCGCGTATTTGCATCAGGCGATGAGATGGTTAAGTTTACTCCTCACGGCCCGGAAGACGTAGAAGCGGCAAAACAGGCCACGGATTACGTCAACTACGTCTTTACAAAAGATAATCCGGGTTGGGAGGTTCTTTACTCTTGGTTCCATGATGCGCTTTTACAAAAGAACGGTATTGTAAAAGTGTGGTGGGATGAATACCCAGAGACCCAGCGTGAAGAATATCGTAGACTTACGGATATGGAGTTTGAAATCCTCACCGCAAGCAAAAATGTAGAAGTTATTGAGCATGAGGAATATTACGAAGAAGTAACGTATCACAATGTAGTCATCCACAGAGCAGATTACAACGGAAAGATTAAGGTTGAGAATGTCCCGCCTGAAGAATTTTTAATTTCTCGCGAAGCCAAAGGTATTCAAAGCGCCAGATTCGTTTGCCACAGGGTTAGAAAAACTTTATCTGAATTAAGGGTTATGTACCCTGATGATGATTTTGGCCCAGAAGATTTGGGTGGCGGCGATAACCTAATGGACTACAATGCTGAACGTCTAGCACGTTATGATTTTGATAACTCTGATAGTATTGGCGACACATGGGGGTCAAACGAGGAAGAAGCCCTTAGAGAATACTGGCTACATGAATCTTTTATTAGAACAGATTACGATGAAGATGGAATAGCAGAACTAAGAAAAGTATGTAGTGTAGGAAATTATATTTTTTCTAATGACGAAATTGACAAGGTTCCTCTTGTCTCAATTACACCATTAAAGATTCCTCATAAGTTTTTTGGTATGTCAGTTGCAGACCTTGTAATGGACTTGCAGTTAATCAAGAGTACGTTGATGCGTAACCTGATGGACAATGCCTACAACCAAAACTTTGGTAGGTATGCTGTACTTGAAGGTCAAGCAAATTTAGACGATCTCCTAACCCAACGCCCGGGCGGTGTAGTAAGAGTTAAATCTCCTAATGCAGTAATGCCGCTGGCTACCCCTCCCCTACAGCCGGAATCCTTCCAGATGCTAGGCTACCTTGATGACGTAAGGGAGTCAAGAACTGGAGTAAACAAAAACACTCAAGGACTTAATGCAGACGCTCTGACAAGCCACACAACGGCTACAGCGGTCAATGCAGTAATGAGCAATGCCCAGAGCAGGGTAGAGTTAATTGCTCGACAGTTTGCTGAAACAGGCGTCAAGGAACTTATGCGTTTTATCTACGAACTCCTTCTGAAAAATCAGGACAAAGAACGAGTAGTTATGCTACGAAACCAGTGGGTTCCGGTACGTCCCGATATGTGGAATGACAAGATGGACTGCACTGTTTCTGTTGCTCTTGGAAATGGCTCAAAAGATCAACAGATGGCTCACTTGTCACAAATGTTACAGTTTGCAGGACAGGCTATGTCCGGTGGATTACCTATTGTAACTCCACAGAATATGTATAATTTAGGAGCGGCATTGATAAAGGCTATGGGATATCAGAATGTAGATGACTACTTGACCCCGCCACCTCCTCCGCAACCAAATCAGCCTTCTCCAGAACAACAAAACGCTATGATGGAACAGCAAATTAAAATGAAAGAGTTGGAAATTAAACAAGGTGACTTACAAGTTAAAATGATGAAAGTCCAGCAGGACGCGCAAGAAGCCGCTGTAGATGCCCAACTTAAAGCCGAAGAACTAGCCCTTGAACGAGAAC